ATTTTTAGAAGCTTCTCAAATTTATACTGATGAAAATTTATTTAATAATGATTGTCTTAACCATTTAGAAGATAATGATTTAAGTGTTATTCAACAATATATGCAAGAGAATTATTTAAATAAGAATCAGTTAAATAATATTAAAGAATTATTAATTCAGTCTAATAAAATTAATCCTCAAATTCCTGTAGTAGTAAAAGGTTTTGTTAATGGTTTTAGATATAAAAATTATTTATACACTGGGAGTGTCGGTCGTACTGTAGCTCCTATATTACCTATTGTTAATGAATATGATATTTTTGATGCATCTAAATCTGATGTTCAATTATATGGTAATCCATTTTCAGATTCTACAAAACATTGGAAATTATCTATTAGAGTATTAACTTTTAGTAGTAATGTATCAGTAAGAGTATTTTGTGGTAATGGATATAAATCAACTAATGTAAGCTATGCAGTACCATATTTTTATATATCTAAAAATAGTAATAAAATAGGAATGAGATTTTCATCCTATGGTGGTTCTAGTGAAAGTGAAAATAATATTTTTGGTTATCCGTTAAAAGATATTTATTTTGACAGATGGATAAGATTAGAAATGGAATGGTTACCAAAAACATTAACTTTTATTTCTAGAATATATGATTCTAATGATCTCATAATAGATTGTCAACAAAAAGATAATGTATCTTATACTCTTAATACAACAAATAATGTTCATATGAGTTTAGGAACTAACGGTATGAGAAATGATAGATATGCTAACGATATGATATTTGATCTTGGAAATACTTATTGGACAATAGATGGAAAAATTAGTTGGGGGCATGATTATCGCGAACATGAAAAGGGGGCATCATATGAATACTGATTTTTTAAATAATGGGTATTTTGATGGCAGATACTTCCGATCAAGAAATTGGTATAATTCTTCTACCGATTTTTTTATTAACCCCGGAATAGTTCCAATACAAATTAGTAATAATGGTGAAAACAGAGAAGATTATAATTATATACCTCAACTTTTTGGAGATGGAACAAAAGGATATAAAATATCACAAAGATTGTATCTCTTAAATACAAATATAAATACTTATCGAGCTTTATATGAAGGATACAAACCTAATGGAACTAATGGTTCAACTAATCGTTATCAACAACCTTATTCTACTGTTGAAAAAGTTTCTGATGGCGTGTATCGTTTTTTTACAAGTTATCCTACTTCTGCATCTAATAGGGTATCAATAACAACTACAAATTTTTCGGCAAATATATTGACATGGTATAGAGTAGACTCTATTTGGGATACTCAAAATTTAATTTTAAATGTTTATGATGAAAATGATGAATTATTATTTACACAATCAGCTGCTGTTTCAACTATTTATTTTCAAAATTTAACTAATATATATTTTGCCATGTTAGGCGGCGAAAAAGAAAGATATTGCGATAATATTATTTTAGATTTAGATAATACTTATATTACAGTTGGTAATGAAATAGTATGGGGTAAAGACGAATTAAATCATGAGAATAAAGAAAAAATTAAAATAGTATATCAAAGAGAAACAACTCAAGAGCAATCATATACTATTCCTAAAAGTGATTATTATTTGATTATAACTACTGCGGGAGCTGGATGTTCGGAACCGGCTATTATTTTTTCTGAGAATAGAACTCCAATTTTAATGCAAGAAAGTAATATTTCTGTTAGCAATACTACAAGATATTTTAAATATAAATTAGTTTATTTAGAAAAAAATGATGTTATTACTTTTCCAGAAATGTTAACATCAGGTAATTGGCCTTCATATCAAGCAATAATATATCAAATTAGTGGTATCGATATGTCTTCTGCTTCTGAAATTTATTTTCAATCAATTAGAGATGCTCAACTTGTTTATAATTTATATGAAGAAGATATGGATATTAATAAATATTTATTATTTGGTGCTTGTTATGGTAGAGCAAATTCAACTACCTACATAAGAGATGATACTGTATTATTAACAGAAATAGATTGTGATTTTAAATTTCAAAATACACAAACTTTAAATTCTATGAATTCATTATATTATGGATATGGTTCTGATTTACCAATAATTAAAATGTTTGGATATGATGGCGGAGGAGCCGCAATTACTTGTATAAAAATAACCAATAATAATAAATAAAAAAAAGGACAACTTTAATAGTTGTCCTTTTTTTTAATTTAATAAAGCTCCTATTGCATAATAAACAGTTTTTTCATCATCTATTTTATCATATATCTTTTTAATTTCAGATAAAGTATGTGCTTTTAACATCCAGTCAGTATACTGTGTTATAGGAATATTAACTGTTTGTTCTTTTTCATTATCTATTATAGTATACCATTCATCAAGATTGTCCTGTTGATCCAAATCCGCCATCTCCGCGCTCCGTTTCTTCTAATTCTTTAACTGTGTCAAAAGAAATATCAACATAAGGTAAGAAAACTAATTGAGCTATGCGGGTACCGGATGGAATGTTCTGGACCTCATCAGAATCATTGTAGAGCCCTACTATATATTCTCCAGTATAATCTTCATCACACACGCCTACACAATTCGCAGGTCTTAGCCCCTGTTTTGTAGCCATTCCAGATCTTGCAAATATTGCACCAAAATATCCTTCAGGTGGAGTAATTGCAAGCCCAGTCCCTACTTTTACCATACCTCCAGGGGCAATTTGAACATCATTCTCGGTACAGGAGTAAAGATCGAAACCCGCAGCCTTATCTGATCCTCTTGTAGGAAGATGAGCACCTTCCCGCAAACATTTAATCTTCGCCGTCTTCATCTTCTACCTCCTGTGTTGGCTGAGGAAAATATCCTTCAGATTTATAAGTTACAGATACTACATCATCAGGTTCTTTCTCTTCTGTAAATTCTTTTGTTATAGTTACTCTAATCCACTCGTCTATTATTTCACCTTTAGCTTTTCTACTCTTCTTTTCACTTATTGCTTTAGAAACAGTAAACTTCTTTTTAGCTTCCTCAATAAGCTGAGTGGCTTCCGCCTCTGTATCAACCCTATAAGTTTCAACAGTTTTTAATAAAAACTTCATCCTTTTTGTCTCCTTACCTATTAGTAATTTCTATGTTACAATCTGAAAAGTTTTGAGTATAATATTCAGTATTCATAAATTCATTTTTAAAATGCTCTAACATTTTTTCAGGCCCTACCAAATTAATTTTATGAACTTGATATTTTTTCTTAAGATTAACAACTTCTTCAAAAACATCTGCTAATTTACATTTATGTTGTTCGACACAATCTCCATTTACCCAACAATAGACTGTTTGCTCTAAAGCAAAAGGTGAATAATTTACTACAATATTTTTTCTACCATCCATAATATTCATCCTCTCCTCCAATGATTACTGTTTCTTTTGTATAGTCACATAATTGATATACATAAACATTACTATCAAATTTATCTTTAATCCAAATTTCCCAAACCCGCTTACCATGATTACTCATATCTATATCTACAATAGTACCTCTTGCTTTTAAAATATCAAGTAATTCATTTTTGATTATAGAACTTTCTGTCGCTTCAGGTACTACCATAAAAACATATTGTCTAAGGTCTGGACATATCAAGAGAAGAAAATCACATAAAGTTGCTGTATTACTTATCTTATTAATACATCTTTCTAATCTATCTTCTTTAATAGGTTTTTGCCTTTTTACAACCTCTTTTGCAAAATCATAAAGTTTAATTCCAGCTTCTTGTTCCATTTACATATCTCCTTTATAGTGTTTCTTTCTATCTCTTACTTCTGCTTGTTTTCCTTTATTAAATGTTTCTGTATAATTACCTGTTAAATAACCGGTTACTCTACGAATACGATATATTTTAGTACCTCCACACTGAGGACATACATCACCTAATTCATCAGTATAACCACAATCCATACAAGTATCAATAGGAACATTAACAGCAAAATAAGGAATATCTTTTTCCATAGCATAAAGAATAATAGTTTCTAAAGCGTCAAGGTTATTTTTAATACCTCCGGGAAGTTCTACGTAAGTAATGCAACCCGCACTTGAGTATCCTGTTAATTGAGATTCAATATCTATTTTTTTCATACAAGTCATATCTTGCCATACAGGAGCATGAATACTATTAGTAAAATATTCTCTATCACTAATTTTTGGAATCTCACCATATCTAGCCTTAAATTTCTGCATCGCGGTATAACATAAACTTTCAGCGGGAGTATAATATACTCCAAAATTAAGTTTATAAGTATTTTTAAATTCGGCGCATTTATCTTTAAATAGTTGCTCAATGCGTTTTGCTAATTTCATACCTTTTTCTGTCGTTTGATTTTCCCGAATTAAAATTTCCAAACACTCTGCCAAACCTAGCTGACCGATCGCCAACGTGCCATGGATTAAAGCACTACGTATTCCCTCTTCAGGTATGTAGCCTGCCATTGTATTATTTTGGTACATAAACTTTGCTGCATCCGCGGGTTGTGATGCTATATATTCAAAACGTTCAAGTAATTCATCTTTACAATCATCTATTGCTTCTTCTAATAATTGAAAAAAGAAATCAATAGTATCTTCTTCTAAATCGCCACAAGGTTTATCATCATAATAAGTAGCTGCTTCCATAGCAATAGTAGGAAGAATTATTGTGGCGGGAGCTATGTTTCCACGTCCGTCTTTTAACTGACCAAGTCCATTTATGTCCCAACCATTGGCTGTTCTACATCCCATAGTACTAAACCATGTGCGTGGATCATCTGGGTCATATCCGGCATTTCCGCTCCAGTCACAGTTTGCATAATTAGGATAATCACGCTGTGCTGTACACTTTTGTGCTAATTTGAATAAATCATAGTTTGGATCACCTGGATAGTTACATCCTTTTTTCATTTGAAAAATAACACAAGGGAAAATACTTGTTGTATGAAATTTTCCAATTCCGGATAAACATGCTTCCAATAATGCTTCAATTATTATTCTTCCTTCTGGAAGTGTACAAGTTCCAAAATTAATTGAGCTAAAAGGTAATTGATTTCCACTACGAGATTGTAAAGTGTTTAAATTATGAAATAAACTTTCTGCACTTTGTTTAGCTTCTCTTTCAGTTTTTTTTAAAGCATATTTGTATGCCTTTAAATTATATGCTTTATAATCTTCTTCTTCAATAGAAAGGGCATTATAAAAGCTATAATCTAATTCTGATTCTTCAACCAATTCTATATAGTCTTTGTAATGTTTAAAAAATGTTTTCCGCACATAAGGAACCATAGTCCAATCTAAATGAGTTGCAGAAACTCCGCCAAATTGCTGTAATGATTGAATTTGCATAATTACTGCCACTAATTGCATAGCTGTGCTAAGGCTGCCAGCCGGACGTACATTAGCTCCATTTTTTACTGTGAAACCGTTAGCTAATAAATCATCAAAAGGTATGGACAAACAGTTATGCATTCCTAAAGCATAAGAATTTAAGTCATGGATATAAATTCTATTCTCCAAATGGTTACGTCTATGTCGAGGAGATATTAAATAATCAAGTGCATATTGTTTTAAAACTGCATCTGCGGCTTCTCCTCGCCTCCCGCCAAAGCTAAGTTCATCAACATTGGCATTGGAGTTTTGAACGTTTTTAGCCATTAACTTCTCGCCTACTGTTTTAATAAGGACATTGTTTTTATTTCTTTCTCTTGTACGATTTTCACGATATACAATATATGCTCTAGCTACATCTTTGCGGCGGGTGCTCATAAGCCCACGTTCAACTAGATCTTGAATTTCTTCAATACCTAATTCTTTTTCTTCTGCTTTTTCAGCGATATAATCTGCAATATTCCCAGCTTTAATTTCCGCGTAATCTGTAATTTCACCATCAACTTCTTCAAAAGCTGCGAGTACTGCGTCTACTATTTTCATCTTGTCGAAAAGCTGTTTGGTTCCATCTCTTTTGATAATTAACTTTTGCATCATATTATTCCTCCTAAGTATATTATTATTTTAAGGGTCATAATATATATAAATTTTATGGCATATATATTAATTTGTTTTAACCTGTGTAGTATTACAAGTAACTTCATAAGGAGGATTAAATTTCCAAATATCATTTGGTGTTGTATTAATATACTGTATGGGATAATAGGGCATTATATTTTCTTTTACAGTTGTTCCAGTTTCTTTTTGTAATTCAACATATTTATTCATGTACCAATCTGATTTCTTTAAATCTTCTTCTCCATTCTTATCTGCTGCTCGATACCTATATTTCCATACATTACAGAGGCAGAAATTCTTAACTGCCTCTATACCAAATACTTCAATCATTTCATCAATACATTCCATAGCTCCCTCCCTATTATAATGAGAGGGATGTTCTACATTATTTTCCAAATGGAAGCCCTCCTGTCAAAAGCATTTTTGAAAACATCTCTAAAAGAAATATTGTCCATAATAAAATATAGTTAAGAATTGATGTTTTCTTCTCATCATCAGTAAAGCCACTAATTATAGTGACGATACCTGCTATGATCCAAATTATAAATAATACAAAATCAATACTAACACTAATCATACTGTTCTCCTTCATCTTCATCTATTTGGTTTGATGCACTAAATCTTTCGTGTCTTATTAAAATATCACTACCTTCAATTTTATCTATACGATAAATTGCATGAGAGTTTGTACTTTTATAAGTTTTAACAACAAATGTATCATCTCTGCGGAAGCCGGTTAAAAGTAACTTTGTACCTCGCTTAAACCAACTTTTCTCCATAACCTGTTTCTTACCATTCGGAAGCTGAACACTTATCTGTTTTTTGAACATAGCATATAAATCTCTTGTAAACTTAACAGTTATCATTCCTTCTCTTGTGCAAAATGTTAATGTATGCTTTGTATCATCCTTATCTACTACGGTTCCCGCTATCCTATATAACTTAAATATCGGAATTCGCTTATTACCCCTAACCCAATAATTATCAACCACCGGTTCTTCCGGCATATCAGTGATAGAAGTGATACCATATTTATTATAATCGAGATTACATAATTCATGCTCTGTATAATAGAAACATAATGAATCCATTTCCCATTTAGCATAAGTGCCTTCCGCGTACTTTTTCCAAGTTTTTGCGAACAATCTATTATTTACTGCATTTAACATTTGCTGTTGATTCTGAATAATATAATTTCTTGGCTTATCCATATAATGTTTATAAAGATTATCCCATACCGTTTGCTTAATACAAAAGACATTATTAATCTGCTCAACCGCGTCTAATACATCAGGTAAGAACCTTTCTAAGAATTGAATACAGCTTTCATCTAAAGTATAATATTGACCAATTTTTTTAGTTCTTATATGTTTTGTAAAATTATAAATTCTTACTTCTTTTTCAAGTTCTTTAGGTATTAATTCCATTCTAATTAAACCTGCAAAATTTTGCATATTTAATTTCTTTTTCATTTCTGCCTTTTGAGCAAGATAATAAACCATAATCTCTTTGCGGGAGTGGAAGTCTACATCTACTTCATCAAATGCTCCAGACTTTATGAGATTGACCATTCCAGTTACTTTCAATGGGCATCTAAACATAAAATCTTTAATTCCAATAAATGGACGTAACGCTTCTATCTTTTCTACTGCTTCTGGATTAATTCCCGCAACTGCTTTCAATCCATACAAAATTCTATTATTTTCAACATCAGGTTTAAATCCATATATAGACTCATTTATATTTATCAATGATACTTTTATATTTCTCTCTTGTATCATTCCGATAGCTTTACCTATCTTACCATAATCTGTAGATTTATCATTATCTTCAAGAGAACCACTATTTACAATAAGACAAGCTGTATTCCAATATATAGGATTAAAATGTACTGCAAGATATGCAGTTTGAAATCCTATAAATGAATATGCTAACGCATGAATAATTGAGAATGAATAAGTCATCTGAGGTTTAACACCACAGTTCCAGATATATCTTCCCATCTCTGGACGTGTCGCCCTAGTTAAAACTTTATCCTTCATTTCAGGTATACGCTTTGTCTGTTTCTTAGCTAATACCTTTCTTATATCATTTGCTTCTTTTAATGAGAACCCACAAATACCGGGGTCCATAACCATCTGCATCAATTGCTCTTGTGATGGTGGAACTCCATATGATGATGCAAAATAAGGTTTAACAGTTTCCATTTCTTCTTTTGTCAAACCATAACTTATCATTTCATCCTGCCACAAAGATATATCATTTTTAAATCTTACATACTTATCCATTGGAGCTTCATCATTTTTATCTGCGGGAGTTAATCTCATAAGACCATTCGCATCTGCTAACTCCAATATTGTATGAGGTTTGATCTTCTTTGTTGCTTGAGATCCTACTATTGAATCAAACTGAAACAAATCCAATACTTCTACATTCTGGATTGCTTTCCAAATATTTTCATCATCAATAGGAAGAACTTCTGGATGAAGATATTTGTCATAAACTTCTTTTAAAGTTAAATCAGATTCTATTTCATTATTTTCCTGCAATAATCTAATTGTTTCAGTTATCTTATCCTGCACTTCTGTTACAAGGAAGTCATACTTTGTACATCCACACCATTCTGCGTCATGCAAGTCATACTGTGTACAAACATCACCATTAGGACTTCTCATAAATGCACTGAACTCAAATGGATCTTCATCATAGAAGATAACACCCGATGCATGAAGTCCACGGCGGGAGATGCATTTCTCAATACCAAATGCAACTTCCATTAATCCAGGATACTGATTAACCTCTTGTATAAAAGCGGGAACTGGTTTTCTACCTTTTTCTTCATTCCCTAAATATACTTCTTTCAATGTCCATACTTCACCACGTTCAACTGGGATCAATGATGAAAGATATAAACCCACGTCATTATCGATCCCGTCTGGACAATCCTCTGACCGATACCCGCGGCAAGCAGTTGCGATTGCTGACTTTGCTGTTTCAGTTCCAAATGTCGCAACATAAGTAGCACCCAAATTCTCTCTGAAGATTTCATCTATACCTTCATAAAAATGTTTGCCACGTTCCTTTTTGATATAATCAACAATCATAGGACGTTTGCTAGGCGCTAAGTCAACATCAATATCAGGTAACTCCGCCCTATCTTCATTCAAATATCTCCAGAACGGAAGATTCCACTTAATAGGATCAAGTTGTGTAACCCCAAGAAGATAGTGGTTAAGACCAGAACATGATGAACCACGTCCCGCCCCAACCGTTGAGCCAAGTTCCCAAAACTTATTTATATAATACTGTAAAGTGATAGGATAAGCAAAAATATTTGTGCCTAACTTCTCACCAATTATTCTCTTTACTTTTGCTTCTTCATTAAGACGAGATAAATATGTATCATTTAATAAATCTAATGCTCTCATCTTATCTATACATTGATTTATCCAATTTCGTTCTATTTTATCATCAGAACTAAACAATCTTGCTATTTCAGGATAGTTAGGATATTCAAATGTAAATACTTTATCGTAATCCTGTACTTCGACCCTCGGGATTTTTTGTGCATGGAACAAACTGTAGTTCTCTATTTTGCCATAAATTTCCATCGTATGGTCAAACATACTCTCTACGAAATTTTTATCGAACGAGGAAAGAGCAAACTTCTCAATCATTTCTTCATTAGTATGAAGATATGCGTCCTGATAGAATGCATCTACTTCCCGCTCACCTTCTTTAGACTGCAAATAAGACTTATGAACATATCTATCTTCTTTTGCTAAATAATGTGCATCAGAAGAACACACAAGTTTAACATCAAATGCTTGCGATATATTCACCAATCTTTTATTTACTAAAATCTGTTCTTTTGATATTCCGGGCTGACACTCTACATAAAAGTCATCACCGAAGACTTTCTTACACCAAAGCATAAATTCTACAATTTTATTATGCTCTTTCTGTGCTGTTTCTTTATCTCCTGTTTTCTCTGCGGAGGTTAGACTAAGGATCCTTGACCCAAGCTCTCCGCCGATACATGCAGAACTACCGATCACATGACCTGGATCCGCACAAATAATCCTCTCTAAATCAGATTTCAATGTATCAACTCTTTCCATTCTTTTAGTTTCATACATATTCATCCAAGCAAGAGAAGATAATATTCTTAACTGTTTATGACCTATTGCATCTTTTGCTAATAAAATAAAATGATAATGTTTATCTTGTGGACGTTCATCTACAAGATAAATTTCATTACCAAGTATAACTTTGAAGTCTGGATATTTCTCCGCAATAGATATAGCATATTTATTAGCTGCGGGATGCGCACTTAATATTTCATGGTCAGTTATTGCGATTCCTTTTAAACCTATATCTATTGCTTTGTCGATTAACGATTCAGGAGTATTTATAGCGTCAATCAATCTTACATTTGATCTTGTTGTATGTGTATGGATCTCACACCTATTCATCTATAATTCTCCTTAATTGGATATTTTAATTCTTCACAATTAAATACTTCTTGCAATGCCCATCTTTCGCTACATTTATTTTGCGGAGTTTCATAAACAATTAAAACTATAATCGGATCTTCTTCAAAACCTAATTCTTTTTTAAACTTTTGTCCACAATAATTAAACGCTTTAAGTATTTTATTTTTATCAACCATTTTTAATAATTCTTTATACTCAATCATTGTAGGGCATGCGGGAGCCAGCTCTTTTTTCTCACAAGGGCAAGAGTGATGTCCCATACTCTGGACTATAAGAGGTTCATATCGAAGCCCGCATATAATCCCCCGCTTATCTATATAATATTCCTTATCCCCAGGTCGGTACCATTGAGGATCAGATAAAGCAGTTGATACTGGGATCATATACGGTTTGAAGTTTCTTATCTGATAAAAATATGAAGTTGCTATCTTTATATCTTTCATAATAATATTATATCATATTTTTTTATATTTGTCAAGTTTCTATAAATCTTTTAGTATCTTCAAAAGTAAAACGTATATAGTTCGGTAATTTCATAGTGCCGTAATATTTTGAAAATATTGTTCTAGGAGAAACGTCAAGATTATTCTCAAGTTGAATTCTTATTCTTCGCTCCCATACCTTTTGTATAAAAGGAATATCAAAATATTTACACCATGGTAATACTGTATCATATTCAAATATTTTTATTGTCTTTGCTATTTCATCTTTTGAAATAGGACAAAACATACCATTTTTAAATCTATAATATTCTTTTTGCATAAATTTAAACTATCCATTTTTTTTAATTTTTAAAAGATGTAAAATATTGATCCTTTTTATTATAGGCTGCTTCTATTGTATAATATTTATCTATTTTATCATCAGTTGCTTCTAAATCCTCTATATCATAAAGTTCATCAATAACAAATAATTTATCTTTTATTTTTACAGTATTTACTACTTTACCATAATCTTCATTCCAATAGTCGCCACTAAGAAATAATTTAATTTTACTTCCATCTGGAAGATTTCTAATTTCATCTGGAGTTATTCTCATAATATTTTCACCTCACTAAAACTAAACGCTCTGAGGCGCGAGTTGCAGCAGTATATAGCCACCGAGCATGCTCTTTTTTATCAAATGGAAATCGCTCCTCAATAACCGTTACTTTAGACCATTCGCTGCCTTGGGACTTGTGACATGTAATACAATAACCAAAGGCAAATTCATATGGAACTAAAACCTTATGTGCTTGAAACTCGTACCTATGTACCCTATACGCTTCCCGCCAATCTAAGCAAGTGGCTCCAGTTAATATCATTTCCTTATCTATCATAATATTAGAAAAAGTACCATCATCTGTAACAAAATCGCCAGTTATATTTTCTAAACGATGAGTACTACATTGGATCCAGTTAGGTACTTTTGTAAAACTTTCAAAAGGATTTTTAATTATTCCTGTTGTTCCATTTACAAGAGGAGAAAAACCTGAAGAATCAATTTCTTCCCAATAATTTCTTAAACAAATTAACTTTTCTCCATTTTGAGGTATATCAGAATTGTATCCATATAACTTTCTCATCTGTTGATTATAAGTGTGGCGGGTATTATTTGTACCACATATCACCTGATCCGCCCATGTAAGATGTCCAGTTACAAGTTCTGATTTAGGTATAACCTGTACTTCTTTACCTTTAAAATAATCTATATTTTCATAATTTCTTATTTTCATAGTTAGCTGAATAATTTCTGATTCAGCTTCTTGTCTCATTATTTCATTAAGAAATACATGAGGATTAATAAGCAAATCATGCTCTTCTTTCTTTTCAATTTGCGGGAGCTGGAATGGATCACCTAAAAACAGGATATAAACCTTATGTTTCATAAGCAAATCTATCATTGTTTTAGGTACCATTGAAACCTCATCTACAACAATAATGTTATACTCAATATATTCTTTCGGCTTTCTAAAGAACCCTCCGCCCTCACGAGGAAAGCTATCATAAAGTAACTTATGCAAAGTCATGGCATTAGGATTACCTTTTTTTCTGAGTACTTCAGCAGCTTTACCAGTATATGAAGCATATGCTACTTTTGAAGGTTCTATGTCAATAGCTTCAATGATAAATTTAACTAGAGTTGACTTTCCAGTACCTGCATACCCACTAATGACCGTATATTTTTCATTGTTTTTCCAACGTTCTAATGCAACTTTTAATCCTTCTTCTTGTCTTTTCGTGAGTTGTATTGGCATTTTATTTTCTCCTAAATTGTTATGATTCCATGGAAAGCAGCATATAACCAAGCTATCATAATTATACTAATCCAAATAAATATCATAATCCCTGTAAAATAATCTAATTTTTTATTCATTTTCAACCTCAAAAATTATAAACATAAATAATCCAAGTAACTATAATTTGAATAATATGTATTGTTTGATCTTGAATTAAATTTATTTTATATTTATTCGCTTTCAAATCATCAACGATAGCATGAATAATGCAATTCATTATAATAGAAAACATTAATAAAATTGAACTATAATAACCCTCACAATATAATATATGTAATATAATTGGAATATGTATACTAAAACTCCAAGAAAAGGCGTGTTCTATTAAAGCTATCTTATAATCATTTTCATAAAATTTATTTTTATTTTCCCACCACTTTCTTTGTTTCATATGAGCAAGAATACCTTGTAAACAATAATCATCTAAAATATGAAAAAATATCATAGCAAACAATAAAACAGGTACGTAAATATTATTTAATATATTATTCATTTATATCTTCCTCTGTTATTCCCATAGTAGAAATATATATAATAGGTAATTCTTTTAACTTTTCCATAGCTGATTGGTATTTTGCATAGCTATCTGCAACTTTTTGTGGAGGGCAGTATATTTTTTCTTGTTGTCCGAAGTCTTCCGTAAAATATGGATTTATAGGATTAGCAATTATAATCATAATCTAGCCCCTTTATCATTTATATTATTATAAAAATAACTAATTAATATAAATCCTACAATAGTAATTAAATAAAGACCCCATGTACTAAACATATAATAAATTAACATTATTTATCCTTTCTATTTAATTCAATTCCAAGCATTGTTATAGCTGTTCCTAATGTTGAAATAATGACGGAAAGAAAGCCAATAAAACCGCCATAAATAAAGCCTATAATTAAACCTATTATTATTATAAAAATCCCTGTAAATTCTATCATTTTTCCCATTTATTTTTCCCTTTCTTTTTTATATAAATATTATATCATATTTTTTTATTTTTGTCAATTAAAAGTCCCATGAAGAATTCCAGCCAGTAGGTGTAATAGGTTCTTTAATTTCATAATCTAAACACATTAATTGCGGATTCCGCTCTCCACACCATTCATTTATATTACATTTGCAAACAATATTCATTATTTTACCTTTTGATTCATTTAAAAAATCTATTTCTTCTTCTGTTGCTGCAAATTTTATAACATCAATTCCGCACGGCAAATGAAATTTTAAAGTATTTGATTTCATAATTAAAAAATCTTCAAATTTAAAATCATAAATATAAATTTGTGGACGTGCAAAACCAGTACCTAAATAATCATTCAATTCCGCCAAAGCCATAACTGTATCACCATCAACACTATTAGCATCATACATATAATCAACATAATAAGTTATCTCTGTTGATACATCTTTTAATAATTCATTCATATCCTTAATGAACTTATCTGGATATGTTAAACAAATACCAGCAGCATTCTCATGTCCCATACACCAAGCACAATATTGACTTTTCATAGCAATATCTTTAAAACTTTCAATACCTGTTGCTGTATAGCCCCTCATAGAACCAGCGTATGTACCATCAGTCATTTTTCTTATTACTGCTACGGGTCTTTGATATTTAGCAGCTAGCTTATTAGCTACAAGACCACCGATTGTAGGAGCTATTTCGTCACCAACTACAAATACCATTACTTTGTTATCTAATTTACTTTGAGCTTGAGCACAAAGTATCTCCATACCTTGCTCTTCCGCTCTAGTCTGACGATTTTTAACATTCGTAGTGCAACGTAATGCTTGATCTACTCTTCGTTCAGTTTCTCCTTCTTTATGTCCTCTTTTGTTACTAGGTATTATTTCAAATGCTTTCATAGTTAAAAGAGAATTAAATACTAATTCTTTTTCTTCCATACTACCAGAACGTGACATAGCATTAATTAAAGGTATAATAAAAAATGCTGCACCCATAGGAGTTATATATAAATCATTATCAGAAGAAGGAATGTAATCAGGTTTATGCAAAGCAAAAATATTTTTATCTGTCAGTCCAGCAATTAAAGGATTTTTAATATTTTCTTCTTTAAGTCCATCAAATATTAATTCTTTTGTTTCAAGACTACGGATGTCCATCATATCTGCCATAAGACCAATAGCAACTAAATCTTTAAATTTATCGGAAACACCCTTATTTATTAATTTATTAGATACTAAAAAATCATCAAGATATTGACAAAATTTGTAAACAACGCCAACACCAGACAGTGCCTTATTTGGATACCGCTCATCTTGAGAGTTAATAGTTACTGCAAACTTAGACCTATCATTTTCAATAATATGGTGATCAAGAATTAAAACATCAGTACCTACATTATGCAATCTTTCTATTTCTTCTAAATCATTAGAGCCAGCATCTGGTATGATAACAGCTGCATATGATTCTTTCTCTAACCTATCTATATAATCTTTCAATCCATGTTGTTTACCTTCATGCAGTCCCCATGTTAAATTATTCTGGGTCCATGCAGGAAATAACTCATATAAATAATTTATAAGTACTGCTGATGAAGTCCACCCATCTGGATCACAGTCTACTAAAACAAAAATTTTTTTGTTACAAATAATAGGATTCATTAATATTTTTGCACCTTCAAACATAAGATCTTCAAAAGGTTCATAAGAATTAACATCTTCCATTGTATTCTTTAAAAATTGATTAACTTGTTTTGGATGTATTCCTCTATTTAAACAAACCATCTTCTTTGGCGGAATTTCTCTATCAGGCTTGCTATATAATTTAATTTGCATTAATATAAATTTCTCCTTTCTTTAAATAATTTCATAAAAATTTGCTTTCCCGCATCAGAAGGACTTGCTTTATATGGAAGATCATTACTTAAATCAAACATAAAAGTTATTTTTATGAAATTACCATACTTTCTATCTATTGATTTTAAATTCTTAACTAATTTTTTATGTTCTTTGTCATTTAATTTTTTATACTGTCTGTCAAGAGCAACTATAATTTCTTCAACTCCTAACGACTGAAGTAGAGATACTTGATATGCAATTAAATTACTACCGCAGCAAGCAACTCCAATGTTATTATCAGAGCCTAATATATTATCAAGTTGTAAAACTGATTTTTCCCCTTCTACTACTATTGCTTTTTTTGCTCTTTTTATATTGTCTTTATTTTGATAAATTCCATACAAAGAAAATGATAATGGATGATTATACATTTTTTTACCTATTTTCATAGGTCTATATTTACCATATTTTTCTGCATTTTCTTTAATTAAAGTTCTTTCTCTAACCCCTATTAAATTACCATTAATATCTCTATGTGGTATTATAACACCAATATTTTTTGGATCATAAGCTATTTCAAATCTATTCATAGCTTCTTCTGTTATATTATCCTCTATCCAAGGTTTAATTAGCGGATGTGGAAAATTTTTTAAAAATTTATCGTCATAAACTTTTAATTCAACTGTTTGATTTGTTAAATCTATATTTTTAATTCTATCATAATCTTGTAAATTTTTTAAATAGTCATTAATAACTGTTTCAGACTCATATGAAATTTCTTCGCCAGTTATATTAAAATATACTGCTACATATTCTATTGCTTGCGGGAGCTCACATTGATGCACCTTACGGACTAGCTCAAAAATATCAAAGCTGGGGTTTTCGCAACCTGTATAACAATGAAATAAATGACTATTATCATAATAATAAAGTTTATGACTATCTCCACCATGACAGATTGTTTTGCATACAAGAATATTTCCTCTGGCCTGTGGCTCTCCACCCAATTCCGCCACCAAATCTTGAATTTGCTCTATTGTTAAATCTTCTTTAATTTGTTCAATATCATATTTATATCCCATATTTTCCTCTTAAAATATTGATGAACTATCAACTTTAATTTTTAAGTTTTCTATTGACATTATATTATAACCCCAATCAGAAGCAAATATTGGATTAAATCTACATATTGCTCTATCTGCATTAATCCAAAGATACATATTTTTATATTTACCTTGTCTATTTTTATAAATAGATAATTTAACATTAGGCACAGGTAAATTATTTTTATTACAAAAAGGAGTTATCTTTTCTAAATCTTCTTTTGTTACCTCAAGCATAATTCCGCCCCAGTCTATTCTATCCGCAATAGCCTTAGAACCTCTAAGAAGATTTTGATCTGGAGTATCTGATGTTTTATATTCTCCATTAAGCTGTGTTGATGACATAACGAAAATATTATATTTTACAGCAATATCTTTTAATTTACTAGACATAAGAAATAAAACATTATCTTCTCTTAAATTTTTAACTCCGCCATTCCCGCCAACTTCCATAAGAATAGATGCTGAGGAATGAATATAATCCATAAATATATATTGTGTTTGATATTCACGAATATGCTTTTTAATAGTGGATTCAATCATTTTCATCGTGAAATCTGGTAAACATTCAAAACGAATATGACTATTTCTTAAAATTTGACTAGCTTTTACTACCCTTTCCCATTCTCCTATAAAATATTCACCTTTTAAAACATGTTCTTCATCTACGCCAGAAAGAAAAGAAATGCACATTGTTTGACATTCTTGCAAATCTTGTTCTGTTGCTATATATAAAACATCTTGTTGAATACCTATATCAAACCATTTATTTTTTGTTGTATTATACATTTGATCACAACCTATAAAACAAGCATCACCAATCATTGACCTTGTTTTACCAACACCAGTATGAGCAGAACGGAGAAAATATTTACCAAGGCGGGCGCCGCGTGTTACTGTATTGACATAGTCCCCATACAATGGATAACCTAATGCGGGAGCTTCTTTTAATGACTCTATATAATCAAGAACTCCATCTCCAATATGGCAACCATCATCTTGAACATTTTGAATATATTTTTCT